AAAATATGCGAGTGATAGTGGACTTCGCATACGGATGTCTAAGACTTGAGGATCGTCGTCCAATAGTAAGAAGACAGTATTGATCTAGTTTAGGGACTAGTGATATACTAGAGGATATAATGTATCTTCTAGTATGTTAAGGAGGTATCTATGACTCAAGATAAAAAACTGATGCAACAGGCGCTGGAGGCGCTGGTCTACATGACAAAAGGCACAATTCATGGTGGCAATGACCTCACCAAAGCCGCTATCGCCGCCCTGCGCGAGAGGCTGGCGCAGCATGAAGCCTTGGACAAGCTGGTAGCGATTGACCAAGAGCTTGGGATGTTTGAGCAGCCGGAGCAGGAGCCGGTGGCTCATCTATACCGCGATCACAACGGGCAATTGAAGCTTTCTCAAATAAGCCCGCAGCCTCGATTTGCTTTCCCGGTCTACACCGCCCCGCAGCCGCGCCAGTGGCAGGGGCTGACGAATGAGGAGTTTTCATTTGGGATTCAGATGGCTAGCAATACAAGCTGGATGAAAGCGGCCAAGTGGGTCGAAGCCAAGCTGCGGGAGAAGAACAATGTTTAATCTAAAAATAGTAAAGCAATCGCCTCGTATGATTTCCGATGGGATATGTGTAACAAAAGATGCATATATTGTTATTGATAAAAAAGTTCCAAATTCCATCGCCCAATGGGTAATACATTATGCATCTCAAAATTTAATTCGCGTAGAAACAGCTAGATTGGAACAAAGGTAATTTTATGATATATATTATTTTAATTGCTATTTGGTTATGGTTTTGTCTAGTAATGTTCAACAATAATCATATGAGAAATGCTTTATTTTGTCCAGTATTAATACCAATTGGTATATTATTCGTATTTTTAGAATGGATGGCACAGCGTTATTATCAATTTATTTTATGGTTTGCTAAAATAGGTCATGGAGATAAATAATGAATATCTTGATTGGTTCTAGAGCACTTGCATATTGGAATCCTGAATTAAAAATCAAAGATAGTACTGATTGGGATATTATCAGTGATGAACCAATTGAAGGTACTGAATGGCATAATCCTGCATTTCTAAATAATGCAAAAATGCGAGATTTTTATTCTTCAGGACAAATCGTTAAATTTAATGATCATATTCTTCATGTGATGAATTCACTTGGATTATCCATTATTAAGCGTAGTCATCTGTGGCGAAATCTGAGCTTTCAGAAGCATATTACGCACTATCATAAATTTATGACTTACAAACGACAAGATTATGGTTATCTAGCAGAAGAAATTCTACAAGAGCGAATCAGACTTACAATGAAAGAGTTTCCTCAAGGTCATCCTAGCTTGAATAAAACGGTTGAAGAATTCTTCGATGACTATGTGCAAAAGAAGTTTGATCATGATTTTTTGCATGAGCTAGTTGCATTCTATGACAAACCGCTGTACACTAGGCTACAGCGTGATAGCACAAGAGCTTGGTGCGATAAAGATTTGTGGGATAAGCTTTCGCTTGAAGATAAGACCAAATGCGTAGCTGAAGAAACGCAAGTAATTGCAATCGAAAGATATTTAGTTCCTAAAGAATGGAACTATCCAGTAAAACATGCCTATCTAAAATCTTTAGATAAAGTATGTACTACCTTGTGTAGTGGTTGGTTTAGGGATCATGCAATTGATTATTACCCCGAAGTAATAAATCTTTGTAATCCTGCTAAGTTTGAAAAAATCAGAAAGGAACTGAAGTATGTCTAAAGAGTTAACTATAGAAGAGCAAATTGCTAAACTTGAAAAAGAAACGCAAAAGAAAATCAAAGAGCTTCGTAGCAATCTATCCTGGGAAAAGCGATTTAAGTCTGTCATGGATAATTACGTAGCTTCAAATAGAGAAGTTATTGCTAACAATATGACTGGTTATGATTGTACAACTTCGATGCAGATTACAATTAACGCTGTTCTTATGGAAGTAGGACTAAAAGTAAAGTACAATTCATCTACTTTCAATAATGATCTTTATAATCAGATTAATATAACTGATTATATGGATACAGAAAACTTAAGTGAATATCCTGTTTATACTGTATTTGAAGTTACTGACTCAAAAGGTGAGCATTGCGGTTATGTAAGATTTGAATCTCTATATTCATCTTACAATGGTAATGAATTCTGCGGTTATAACTTTGTAAAACCAAAAGAAGTTGTATGTACAGTATTTGACAAGTATAAAGTATAAGGAGAAACTGATGTTGCTAAAAGATAAAATTACGGAGTTATTGAAAGAAGCAGATTATGAAATCATTAATGAATTCTTTCACTCTGAAGTTAGTAACTCAAGGGAGTGGGATAGTGAAGAATTATCTGCTTTTAAAGATAAAGCACAAGAATTAGGAATCACGATTAATCACGTTGATAACTATGGCGGTGAAGGTATGGGTGATGAGTATTGGTCAGTATATTCTTTTAATGATGGCACAAATACCGAATATGTCAAATTCGATGGATGGTATGCTTCGTATCATGGTTCTGATTTTAATGAATGGTTCTTTGTTGAACCTGAAGAAGTCACTGTAACTAGATTCAGTCGCGTATGATCTAAGGGATTGTAGCTCAATTGGTTAGAGCAGTGGACTCATAATCCATTGGTTACAGGTTCAAGTCCTGTCGATCCCACCAAATAAAGCTTGACTTCAATCAATTGTTAAGCTATAATGTATGAACGCTCGGTACTTGCGTAAAGTACTTAAACACTTTGGAAACACTTTGGAAAGGAAATTTATGCCTATTCGTAAACTTGAAGGAACTCTACTATTCGTGCAGGTTCAGAACCCTGTTGATTGCTATGAAAAATCAAAAGGTAAAGAGTGGAAAGCATCTATTGCTGTAGATGAAGATACTGCCGATGCCTGGAATGAAGATTATCCTAAACAACCTGCCCTAGCAGTAAAAACCTCAGAGTTTGAGGCTAAATATAAAACAACCCCACCTGACCCATCAGCTAAGAAGCAATACGTAATTACCCTACGTAAAAACACTAAGCTTGGTAATGGTGACGAAGTTCCTGATATCTACAAGCCAAAAATTCTAGTACCACAGAAAAATGGTGAAAATAAAGATGTAACTGCTGATGTACTGGTCGGTAATGGTTCAAAAGGAGCTATCTCTGTAGACGTTTGGGAAATGTCTAAAGGCAGTGTTGCACGACTAAAGAATATTCTCGTAACTGATTTGGTTGAATACGTAAAGCCAGAAGGTTCTGGTGGTACTTATACTCCAGGCGATGAATTTGCAGAATCTAAGAAAGAAGCTAAATCTTCGTCTAAACCTAAAGCAAAAGCTAAGGCTGAAGAGGAAGAAGAAGAAGATGCGCCGTTCTAAACACAGGAATGTAATAATGACGAAAACTACATCAGATATTATTAGCATTATTTTCTTTTTAGTTCTAATGCTACTAATTATTGTATTTGGTCCATTGGCAATTCTCTGGTCACTAAATACTTTATTTCCTGTATTAGCTATTCCATATAACTTCTGGAGTTGGCTAGCAGTTATCATTATGAACGTAACTTGGATGAGTAATTCAATCATTAAGAAGGATAATTAAATGAATCAGAAAGACGCAATTGCTGCACTAGTTCGACTATATACCCTTGAACAATCTTTAGCAGAGGAAATCAAGGAAGTAAAAGATAATGCTAAGGAAGTTGGTATTGATCCAAGCATTATTAGTGCAGTAGCTAAGGCTATTGTCAAAGATAAAGTTGATGATCTAAAAGCCAAATCTGATGAAATCATCAAAGCTATTGAAGTAAGCCGTAGTTAATATTTACCCGAGGGAGCAATCCTTCGGGTTTTATTTTAAGGAACACAATGAAAGTCATAATTGCTGGAAGTAGGGATATTACAGACTATAGTACTGTAAAAGCTGCTTATCTAAAATGTGGATTTGATGCGTCAGAGGTAGTATCTGGTGGAGCTAGGGGTGTAGATTATCTTGGTGAATTACTTGCAAAAGATTTCAGTATTTCAGTTAAAGTCTTTCCTGCTGATTGGAATAAATACGGTAAAAGGGCAGGTATCCTAAGAAACATCGAAATGGCAAAATACGCTGATGCTTTGATTGCTGTATGGGATGGTGAAAGTAAAGGAACTGCACACATGATTTCTGAAGCCAAGAAAAATAATCTCAAGGTTTTTGTCTACAGTTGGAAGAGAAATGACTAAAAAGATTCTTATTGTTGATGCAGACTTAATTGCATATAGACATGCTGCCGCTGCTGAAAAAAGAAGCGTAATAGTTAAGCATTTGAAGACTCAAAAGGAAAAAGAGTTTGATACTCGTACAGCTTTCAAAGAGTTTCTTAAACTTAAGGGTTGGGAGTTCAAAGAAGAAGATTACAGCTTTACAGATGTTCAAACACCGCAGGATATCTCAATTGCTTTAGCTACAATTAAAAGACTCATCGTTAAACTTCAAGAGTTTACTTGGTGTGATTCAACTGAGCTATATTTAGGTAGTGGTGAAACATTCAGGCATAAACTACCGCTACCTTCCCCATACAAGAATAACAGAGCTAAATTAATTCGACCAGTGCATCTTGAAGATTCTAGAAAATATTTAACTAAGCATTGGGGTGCTGAGTTAGTAAAGCAAATTGAAACTGATGATATTGTTACTATCCGTGCTTATGAAGAACTTGAAAAAGGTAATATTCCGATCATTGCTACAGTTGACAAAGATGCGTATCAAAGTCAAGGCGTAAGTATCTTAGATTGGACAAAAGAGGAATGGACACTGGATTTAATTCCCGATGTTGGAGAATTAAGAAAAGAAAAAACATCAGTCAAAGGTGATGGTTTAAAATTCTTAGCCTTTCAAACACTAGCTGGTGACAATGCAGATACTTACTGTGGATACGAACTATCTCAGTTAAAGTATGGACCTACAAAAGCCGTGAATGCCCTTAAGGACGCAAAAACAGAACAGGAGATAGTCAAGATACTATTCAGCGAATTCAAACGCTTGTATCCTGTAGAATTTACCTATACGGATTGTCATGGTCAAGTTCAGGACGCCGATTGGAAAACAATGCTAGATTTGTACTGGAAATGCGCTTATATGAAAAGAAGTAGAAGTGATAGTAGCAATATTGAAGATTTCTTAAAATTAAGAGGTATTAACTTATGAGTGAAGATATAATTTATAGGTTACGTAAACGTGCAGAAATACGCAGACAAATTCCAAACAGAAAAGCTGTACAAGAAGGATTACCTGATCGACTTGCTGATCTATTAGATGAAGCTGCTGATGAAATTGAGAAAATGCGAAGATTGTATAGCGTGTTAAATGAACAGCTATATTATTATGAAAAGAGACAGTATGACCAAAATTGATCTCTACAATACTTCGGATGTAAAACAGGTTAGAGAACTTTTAACAAAAGAGCAAAATAATAAATGCCTAGTAACTGGCATAGAGATTCCAGAAAAACAGCATGTTTTAGATCATGCTCACGATGATACTCAGCTAGTAAGAGGGGTTTTACATCGTCAAGTCAATGCCTTCCTTGGTAAAGCCGAGAATGCTTTTGACAGGTTAATCGCATGGTGGTATCCAAATGACCTGCCTACTCTGATGAGAGAATGCGCTAATTATCTTGAAAGAAAACCAGATGAAAGATTTAGGCATCCTGGCTGGATCAAAAAGATCAATACTAAGTTTAATAAACTGAAGGAATCCGACAAGGATAAAGCTCTTGAAATGATTGGTGTAGGTAAAGGAAAGAACGCAGTAGAACGTAAGAAATTATTTCAAGAAGCTATATTGACAAGAGATTACGGATATGATACACTGTGCGTTATTTTACAGATGGTGAAAGGAAAAACATGAAGATCAAAGTCATTAAGTGCGACAATCCTTTACTTTGGTACTACAAACATATAGGTGAAGAATTTGAAGTTAAATTTATAGCTGATAATTCTTACTGGACTAGAGAAAAAGACGGAGTTTTTAACTGTCTCAATTGGATTTATCGGGAAGACTGCAAAGTAATAGAAGGAAATATTGAATGAAACATTCTGAAGAAATTGTAGATAAAGTTCTAAGTCTAAAGCAAGATGGTCTTTCCAGTCGAAGTATCGCTGCACTACTTGGTATTGGTAAATCTACAGTAAACGATATTTATAACCGTGAAGTTGAATTTTTTAAATCAGATTGGGATGATGTTCGCACAAAGACTGGACCAAGGATTCTATTTTTCGACCTTGAAAGCACACCAAGTATTGTTGCTACATTTGGTCGCTGGAAGCAAAATATTGGCACTGAGTCTGTACTAAGGGAAGGTGGTTTTCTTCTATCTGCTTGCTGGAAATGGCTTGGTGACGAAGAAGTGACGAAGATGGTACTGACTCCAAATGAAGCAATCAAGGGTGATGACACCAGCATTGTTTGTGGCCTTTATGAAGCTTTTGAGCAATCAGATATTGTAGTAGCTCACAACGCAGCTAAATTTGATGTACCACTATTTAAGACTCGACTAATCTCGCATGGTATGCCTCCACCTAAAACTGTAAAAGTTGTAGATACTTTACAGATTGCTAAAGGACTAAGATTCAATAGCAACAAACTTGATTCTTTAGGTAATTACCTAAACGTAGGTCGCAAAGTAGAAACTACTGGTATTTCCCTTTGGATTAGGTGCATGAATGGTGATGAAAATGCCCTGCAAGAAATGGTTACATATAACGAACAGGACGTAGTTCTGCTTGAACGTGTCTACATGAAGCTAAGAGCATTCGATAACAAACCAGCTAATGCAGGTCACTACCATCATGACGATCTAAGCCGTTGCCCTGTGTGCGGTAGTCACGATATTGAATTCAGTGGTAACTCAGTATTTACACCTGTATCGGAATTTGCTGAAGTTCTATGCAATGAATGCGGTCATCGTAGTCGCACAAGGAAAGTGATTAATTCTAAAGAAAAACGCAACAGCCTATTGATCACGGCTCGATAATTTGATACAATCTTCCCGAGGCTTAGGCTTCGGGATTTTTTTAATTCACGAATAACTGTAAAGGAACACTATGACGGATTACTCTTATGAAGATTTTTTCTATGATTGCTATAGCTTCAATACGATTGCAGGTAAAGATAAAGATGCAAAGCTTTCTGATCTAAAGAAGCAATACGAATTAATTAATGAAGAACTAAAGGAAACCTACGAAGCATTGCAACAGAATAATCCTAAAGAAGTATTGGACGGTGTAATCGACGTAATGGTTACAGCAATCGGCTTTATTCAAAAACTAGAAAGCTTGGGAATCAATGTTCAAGAAGCAATGGGAAAAACTGCTTTGAATAATCTTAGTAAATATCCGATCACTGAAGCTGTAGCGATTGAAAGTGCAGAAATGTATGATAAACAAGGTATTGACGTTCAGGTTACTTATAATAGCGAATACGATGTATTTGTAATTAAAGATGAAAACGACAAAGTACGTAAGCCCAGCAATTTCGTAAGTAATGATCTATCACCTTACATTCCAGAAAGTCTAAGCAATGGATTCGAAAAGTAATATTAATTTTATTAAGTCAATAACGGAGGAAGTTATGGAATACCAGCCTAAAGATTCTTTTGTACCTGGAACAAAGTACGATCAGGATAAACTGCAATATTCTCTAGTTCCACCTTATGCACTTCAGGAAGTAGCAAAGAATTTGACTATTGGTCTTAAGAAGTACAAGGAGCGTGACAACTGGAAAAAGGTTCCGGAAGCAAGACAGCGTTATCTGGATGCTCTTTACAGGCATTTAGAAGCCCATAGAAGAGGTGAAATTTATGATCCTGACAGCAGTAGCCCCGATATGCCTCACATGGCTGCTGTAGCTGTAAATGCGATGTTTTTGTTGGAATTCATGCTTAACCCTGAACTAAAGGATATCAAATGACTTTTGTATATATTTTACTTTTCTTATTCGCTTTATTTGTTTGGTCATTAATACTTTATAGTGCAATAAAACTCTATGGAGAATATAGTAAAAATAAATTACTAACCAAAGACTCCGACCTTGATTCACCCGAATCCCTGTGATATAATCGTAAGTTCCGCTTAAGTAAAGGATATCTAATGAATAAAACAAAAAATATTCGTCCAAGCGCAATTGTTGCTCTATGCATCATTTCAGAGTCAGAAATCTCAAAAGTAATACCAAACTATTCTTGTGAACTTGAGAGTGATAATGATAAATTTCTGAAACTTTTATATAATCTAGGAATGGATATTTCTAAACCTTTTCAGCGTCAGGATGGTTTACAGCATAGAAACCGACTGAATGAAATCGTAGTTTGTAGCCGATGGATTGGACAGGAACGGATTGATCCAGAATGGATTAATAGTGGATATGCCAGTAAAGAAGCAATTGATAAAGCAAGCGGTAGTAAGATTCTTGAAGACCTATATCGCAGTAAGTATCTAACAGAAGATACTCAGGCGCTATTGGAGGCAAGAGATAAATATAGTAAAGTTACAGAGGAAGAATAATGCTACAAAAGCACCTGCTACCAATAAATGAACGTATTGAACCAGTAGAATTTGCAGATCAACAATTAAAAATCTTTTGGTTGCCAGATGAAATTAAAGTAGAAAAAGATGTACAAGATGTGTTAGTAAATTTTACAGAAGCAGAAAAGCATGCTGTAATTACTACTCTCAAACTATTCAGCATTTATGAAACGCATGCTGGTGATGAATATTGGGGTGGTAGATTTAAAAAGATGTTTGATAGCTCTGAATTTCACCGCATGGCTAGTGTATTTGCTATGTTTGAACTAGCAGTTCATGCACCTTTTTACAATAAAATTAACCAACTATTGCACATCGATACACCAGAATTTTACATGTCTTATCTAGACAGTGAAGTATTGCAAGAGAGGGTTAAACACATTGGTGAGATTATTGATGATCCTGATGATTTAGTTTCTTTAGCTGCTTTCTCAATGGTTGAAGGTGCTATTCTTTACAGTTCATTTGCTTTCCTAAAACACTATCAGTCTCAAGGTAAAAATAAACTAATGAACGTAGTTAGAGGCATCAACTTTTCTGTAAGGGATGAAAACTTGCATTCTCAAGCTGGAGCCTGGGCCTTCAAGTATAAGTTAAGTCAACTAGGAAAAGCAGATGCATACAAAGCCTTTATTGAAGCTAAGGTAAGAGAAGTAGCTCGTAAGATTTATGAGCATGAGTGCCAGATTATCGGCATGCTTTTTGAGAAAGGTAAAATTGAAGGTATCACCGCTCATCAGCTTGAAAACTTTGTACAATCTAGGATTAATGAGTGCTTGAAGCAACTAGGATTTGCAAAAGAATACGATGTGAAGTACAATCCTATTTCTGAATGGTTTTATAAAGGTATTAATGATTACACCTTTAATGACTTCTTTAGCGGAATGGGCAATCAATATCACAGGAATTGGGATCAAACTGCATTTACATGGAAGACTATAAATGACTGAGAATATTTACAAAAAGCTAAGTGAAGAACGCAAAGAGCTACAGGAAAAAGGTCTAGTTCCAGAGTGGTATACTACTGCTGGTTATCAAATGTTCAAGGAGAAGTATGAGTACAATACTCAAGGTCGCTCTGTTCGTGGTCAGTTTGAGCGTATTGCTAAAACCGCAGCCAAGCACGTACCAATGCTTGCACAAGCGGAAGAGCAATTCTTCAGCCTACTATGGAAAGGATGGCTATCTCCAAGCACTCCTGTATTGGCTAATATGGGCACTAATCGCGGTATGCCTGTATCTTGCTCAGGTACTATTGCTGATGACTCTGTAGATGGTTTCTATAGCAATCTAAGGGAAGTAGCTTTGCTAACCAAGTATGGTTTTGGTACAGCTACTGATCTTAGTAATATTCGCCCTCGTGGATCAACTATCAGTATTGGTGGTAAAGCCAGCGGCGTATTGCCTGTAATCAAAGAGCATGTAAACGCAATGCGTAATATCGCACAAGGTACTGCTAGGCGTGGTGCTTGGGCTTGCTACCTAAATATTGAACATGGTGATTTTAATGAAGTAGCAGATCACATTATGGCTGAACCTGACGATTTGAATATCGGATGGACTATCAGACAAAGTTTTATTGATCGTCTAAATCTAGGTGATCAGGATGCATTGCAACGCTTTCAAAAAGCCATGAAGATTAAAATGGTAACTGGTAAAGGTTATTTCTTCTTTGTGGATAAAGCCAATGCAAAACGTCCTCGGATGTATGTAGATAAGAATCTATTCATCAATAATTCTCAACTATGTTCAGAAATCATGCTGTTCAACGATGATGAGCATACTTATACTTGCGTTCTATCTTCAATGAACGCTGCCAAGTGGGAAGAATGGAAAGATAGCGATGCTGCATATTGGGCTACAGTTTTCCTAGATTGTGTAGCTAGTGAATTTATTGAACGTGCTAAATCTGTACCTGGATTAGAAAAAGCTGTTCGCTTTACAGAAAAGGGCAGGGCACTAGGATTAGGACTCTGCGGTATTCATACCTTGTTTATGCAGAAAATGCTTCCATTCGAAGGATTTGAAGCACATATGCTGAGTCAAAATATCCAGGCTAAAATCTGGTCAGATGCAGTAAAAGCAAGTGAAAAGCTAGCTGAGTTACTAGGTGAACCTGAGTGGTGCAAGGATTATGGTGTACGCAATACTCATCTGATTGCAATTGCTCCGACCAAATCTACTGCTTTGCTAATGGGTGGTGTATCCGAGGGTATTAATCCTGATCCAGCTATGAGTTACACGCAGATGACTGCTGCTGGTGAAGTTGATCGACTCAATCCCGTATTGCTTGAGCTAATGAAAAAGAAGGGTGTTTACACTAAGAAGCATGTACAGGAAATCACTGATAAGCAAGGTTCTGTCCAGCATGTAAACTGGCTAACTGATGAAGAAAAGGCAGTATTCAAAACTGCTTTCGAAATCAATCAGAAGGCTATTCTGAGGCTTGCTTCTGCACGTAGTAAGTACATCGATCAATGGCAGTCTTTAAACCTGTTCTTTGCGGCAGATGAAGACCCAGCCTGGATCGCAGAAGTACATCAGGAAGCATTT